ATGTGCAGGCCGGGCAGCAGGTTTGGAACACGGTCAACCTTCTGCTTCGACTGGATCGGAGGTGGCAGGTATGAGTTTTGGGAAAATGAACGGCTTTGCAGAACTGATTGCCACCAAAAATGTAAAGGACAGCGAGGGCTTCTCTACTACCGTAGACGAAGTCCTCGCTTCTATCCGTGTGTATCGGGAAGGTCGGCATGGCAGTCAGAGATGGGCAAATCTCGCCGCATTTTCTGAGGCAACCGACCTATTCCGTTTCCGCTGCATACCCGGACTTGAGGTTAAGACGAATCAAATCCTCGTTTCAGACGGAGACCGCTTTGAGATCATCTCCGTGGAAGATGTGAAGGGCCGTGGAATGTACACGGAGGTGTTGGCAAAAAAGGTGGTGGCAAAGGGTGGCTAAGGTACAAATGATGATGCCGGAAGATTTTCTCGTCAAGCTGTCCTCTCTTGGAAGTAAAAGTGATGAAATCTGCGAAAGAGTTCTGGAAGCTGGCGGAGAGATTGTTCTGGAAAAAACCAAAAGCAACCTCGCTTCCGTTATCGGATCCGGGACAAAGTACGATTCCCGCTCTACAGGAGAACTGGAGCGCTCCCTGGGTCTGTCCTCTGTCAGGATGGACAAAGACGGCAACCACAACATAAAAGTCGGTTTTGCAGAACCCAGAAGTGACGGTGACAGCAATGCAAAGATCGCCAATGTTCTGGAATACGGAAAACACGGTCAGCCTGCAAAGCCCTTTTTGAAGCCAGCCAAAACAGCATTCAAAGCCGCCTGTGAGGCAGCTATGAAGCAGAAGTTTCAACAG